AACTGTTATTAAGACACTAGCTTTTCTCCGTTTGACAAACGTAAATGTTCACCCTCTCCGTCATCGCTCTAGGCCTGCGCATCGTGCAAGCCACGACCAACGACGCTCTCATCAACCCTGCGTGCACCGTGTTACTCACCTTGTATAAGGCGCGAGTTGCATTCTTGGTTCTGTGGTGGATCCTGGTTAAATTACCGTTGGATTACAAAGCTCTCCTCATTATCATGACCGTACTGTTTGGCTCAGTCGCCTTACTTTGCGGCGAAGTGTTCGAGATGGATTGGCGCCGTAGGACGCGGAATCTAAACCACCTTGTGTCATACCTGTTTATAGAGCGCGTGCCCAGTGGCACGATTAGCGCCATGCGGGAAATCGTACGGAAAACCCCGCTGACCACGGTGAACATGTCCACAACCACTAACTCACACCCCGAGGCGGCAGCGAATCGCTCCGCAGCGGAGTCGACGATGGTTCTTGCTGCACGTGCGATGGGCTTCGAGCCCTACTTCATACAGCAAAGCGCAAGTAACCAACGCCGTGGGTATCGTGGAGAACGGACCTACTACTGGGATAAAGATCTCCAGACTGACACGTGCCTAGACTACATGCACTCTGATGACATGCCGTTGCTCGTTGATGTGGATTACTACATGGACATGCCCTACTACCTTGCTCATTGGTTTGGTGAGGGCCGGCCCATTGGTCTCTACACAATGATACCAACAGAAGTCGCGGGGTCATCGCACGGTTGTCACTTCACGTTCATTAATGACGTTCTGCACATTCTCGTGCCCGGCGCTTCAGGCTTGAAACATCAGCTATGGAACTGGAGCGTCGATATACTCACCATCAACGATTGGTGGTATAATTATGTCTTTCAAGTGGAACGTGTCGATGTGGGCCAACATCGTTCAATTGTGTACCTCCTCCCTATGGCCAAATACCCCAGAGTCCTCCGGTGGATCTTAGGAGACTTCAAGGCTGAGGCCCTGCACAGAATGAAAGTGTCCGTTGGACGGCACAATCGCCTGCGCAGCATACAGCAGAGCGGCGTGTATGTATCAATAGGGTTACAGGGGGCGTATGTCGCGACCAAAATCACTGAACAACTAGACGTTGCTTTATCGGTGACGGCCCGTACGGCCGCAACGGACGTGACTACACACGCGGTAGCTACCTGGCTGGCGGAGGCCGGTGGCGACAACTTACAACAGGCGGCTACCAACCTCCTGGAGTATTACCGCGAAAATGCGAATCGCACAGCACCAACGACAACGGTGTTCCCAGTGGAACACTCCGTGCGCGGCTACACCGCCGTCACAAGGGAGTCCGATTTTAAAATCGCCGTTGTCCCTTTCTGTTCCCCTATCATTCACGGGGCGTTTGCGCCTGCTATGACGCAGGCAAACGAGAAATGGTGCGTGGAATCGCGCGTCGTCGACATAGCGACAGACACGGGCGATACATTGTCCGCCAAAGACCACGCTTACTTAGTTGAATTCGCCTCTTTGCTCGTACCCAAACCTCACGTCGGATACCCTGTTGCTGAAGATGAGGTCCGTGCGAGACAGTCGCGCCCCAGCCAACGCCGGCTGTTGGACGCTGCGACTGTGAGTGCTAGGGCGAAGCGCGTGGTCCGCTCCTTCTTGAAAAGGGAGGCGTACGAGCAGCCGAAACCCCCACGGCCAATCTCGACCATCAATGAGGTTGACAAGCGGGACTACTCGGAGTTCACGTACGCATTGGCTGAAATCCTGAAGCACGTTGACTGGTACGCGTTCGGTAAAACCCCACAGCAAATCGCCGAACGAGTTGCCAGTGTCTGTTCCAAAGCTGAGAGGCACGCTATCCTCACCGACTTTAGTCGTATGGATGGGCGCGTCTCTGCGATGCTACGCTATATCGAAACGTTCATCTGCCTTCGGTTCTTCGCAAAGGAACACCATTCACAACTGCTGGACCTGTTGAGCTCCCAGCACCATATCAAGGCCTCCATGACACATGGCGTGCGCTACTCGAGCGAGTGGGCACGCCTGTCAGGGTCGCCTGAGACGTCTCTTTTCAACACTATCGCCAACGCTTTCATCGCTTACGTTGCACTGCGGGACAGTGGTCTTAGCAGCACGGACGCGTGGAGGGCGTTGGGCGTCTACGGCGGCGACGACGGGATCACGTCGGACGCCGAACCAAAGTGTTATGAGGCGGCGGCAAAGCGCTATGGTCAGAAGCTGGAAGCCACGGTTATTAAACGCGGCAGCCCCGGTGTGGATTTCCTTGCCCGGTGGTACGGGCCGGCCGTGTGGTTCGGCGACACGAATTCGTGTTGCGACATCCCACGTGCCTTGTCGAAGTTCCATGTGACGGTGGGTTTACCACCACACGTCACGCCGGAAATGAAGTTCTTTGAGAAAGCGTTCTCGCTTTCGCTCACGGATCGAGAGACCCCAATCATCAGCGACATCGTGTCACGAGCGCTGCGTGAACGCCCAGACTTAGCAGAGAAAGCGACTGGCATCCTGCTGAGTTACTGGGCGCACGCGGACCGTGGTCAGCAATACCCGAACCGTCGCGCTGAGTGGATGCTCGACCGTCTAGCGCTTGTAGGGCCCACCATCAATCCCAATGGCTTGTCAGCCTGGGCGATGGATTGGGACGAGAGCACGCTTCTCAAACTCCCACTGATCAGTGAGCCGCAGCCCCCCGCACCTGCAGATCGACCGTTGATCGTGCAGGGCGAGGCGGTGCAGCGACTTACTGACGCCCAGTTGCGGTCAGCGCACGTTCCGCAGCGGCGCGTCAAAGTGGTTCCGAAAGGCAAGAACGCTGAGCTACTCAAGTCGAAGGCCAAGCCCCCCAGCGGGCCGGCCAAGACTAAGAAGTGAGCTTAGGACGGCCCCACCTGGTTGGGGGCAAATACACCAGGCAGGGTGAGCCAGACCCTGGTAAATCTCATGGCGGGCGGATGGGCCCGGATTCGGCACAGCTGGGTGTGCCGTTCAGAAATCTCGACAACTGTTATCAAGACACTAGCTTTCTCCACCCATCCATGTCGGTCGCACAACGCCTTCGTTCTGCTCTTATGAGCCACGGCCTCGCTGCTGGTGCAGCCAGCGTCGCCGCGTACAAAGCTTGGTGCGCCGCCAATCCCGACTCGCGCATTTGCGGGTCCCAGAAGTCCATCGTTCAGTTCGCAGAACACACGCTCAAGCAGTACGGTCCCACTGGGACAGTGCAGGCAGCGGCTTCCAGTCCTGTCTCGCTAGCACCACCCGTTTCCTACGGCTCCCAACTACGTGTACGCCACGACGTGAAGGGCTGTGGCGGTGGGTGCATCGAGATTAACGCCACTGACCTACTGACCATTGTGTCAACTCCAGCAAGCACTGCCCAGGGAACGCGGCTATTCAGCTTTGCGTTCCAACCATTTGCTGAGCCATTTGCGGAAACGCGATTTCGGGCTTACGCCCAACTGTTCGAGAAGTATGACGTTAAGTCACTCAAGTTCCATTATCAACCAGCCTGTTCGACAGCCACGAATGGTCAAATCATCTTGGCATGGGATAACGACCCGTCGGACAGCCCGCCACAGCAGGACGAAGCCGGCTTGCGCCAGCTTTTCTCCTACCGATCGAACATGCTAGTGAGCGCTTTTGCTCCAGCAACACTCAGCTGTGCCTTGGACAAGTCAACCAACTCCCTCTTCACCAGTCCGGCGAATGGAGACGCGCGACTGATCAGTCCAGGCCAGTTGATCGTAGCGAATGTAACGGGTTTACCTTCGTCAACGACAGTCGGTTCTCTGTGGGTCTCCTACACAGTCAAACTCAGCTCGCCAAGCGAGCTAGGTGTAGGCCCGACTGACACCTTCGTCACGGTTTCGCTGCCCGGAGGCATGGCGATGTCAGCCACCTCCTCACTTGTGAACACTCTTGTCAACGCAGGCGCCACGGTTACCTCTAATGGCGTCCTGAACGTTCAAGTTGGCCAGAGCGGAGTGCGCGGCATCTTCCTGCCGGTGGGCACTTGGATCGGAGAGGTCATTCTATCCGTTTCGAATGCCGTTGCCGGTGGGCTGACTTGGTCGAACTCGCAGCCAGTTGGCTCGACGAGTCCCGGGTCTTTAGCCTACGGCAACAGCGCGTCGTCCTCTGTGTTTTCGACCACTGGGTCGACACAGACGGTCATCGCGCGCTCAATCTTGCAGGTCTCGTTCAATCCTATCGTCGCTTTCCCGGTGTGGTCCTCAGGAACAACGTTCGGTTCATGCTGGATACGCGTCGCTCCTTACGGCGGCAACATCAACGCCGCTGGCATTGATTCCTACGGGTTTTAATGCCGCACGAATTTTCCCGGCCGTCCACCGCCGGAAC